ATTATACCAACAGATCCAGAGATATACATATACCTAAAGGCCTTACTGGTGCACAATACATCTATATACTAGAGAATGATACAATGCCGGGTCTTGTCAAGATAGGTTTTACAAAGAATAAACCGTCTGAAAGGGTAAAACAGATCAATGCCGCTACCGGTGTTGCCCTTGACTTTAATGTTAAATACCAATATCCTTGCTTTAATGCCCATGATCTTGAGAAAGAGATACATATTTATTTAGAAGCTGAAGGCTTTAGAGTTAATAAAAAGAAAGAATTTTTTAATATTACGGTAGAACAGGCTATATCTGTGATAGAAAGAATAGGAGAACCTTATAAAATGGTAGAAGATGAAATCGTTTAATAGAGATACACGAGCAGTCTTATCAAATAACCCTACTGGGTTACTAATTAAGCTAGTATTTCCTAAGATTATCAAGAATATCGCGGGCAAACTTCGCGCGTTTCGCGCGGCGGCCGTAGGCTTATTAATATTCACCCTCTTTTCTTGCTCAAAACCCGCTGTTGATCCTGCATTTTGCGTTACCGGTGATTGTACTGCGGAGTTTTCTGTACCGGGAACTAAAGATTCTAATGGATTTTACCATATTTCACTAAATTACGATGGGGAATATGACCCGAGATTTACTATCGATGGATTTGCTAGTGCTGTCTCTAGAGAATATTACTATGGAGACCAGTCTGTAGTAAGTGCTAGGTTTAAAGGAGATAAAGAGATTGAAATTCTTATTGCAGAACACCTCAGTTTAACTGAAAAAATACCTGTCGTTCAGGAGACCAGGGTATATTTCTCCGGAAATTCTTCTATGCTTAATACTAAACGAGTAGTTGGACCTATTCCCGGGCACCTTAAAGGCGATACTTTAAATATTCAGGCAGAAGTACGATGGGATGCCGGTACAGAATCTATACTTAGAACCTTTTCTTTTAAAATTATCTTAGAATAGTTGATTCTTTGATAAAAAATCATTATCTTAATTTATATTATTAAAAATATATATAAGAATATATTATTTAAATATATAGATATATAAATATATATAAAGTAATAGTAAAATAAATAAAATTAATCTAATATGTCATTATCGGCGGAAAAAATATCAAAAAACTACGAAAAGCACCTTAAAATTATAGATACTTACATCGGAGACCGTAGAGAAGCAGTAAAATCTATGGTTAAACACATGGAGGATACATATGTTATGGCTCCTGCTAGTGGAAAGACTTGGTATCATAATGCTTTTCCTGGGGGATATGTAGACCATGTTAATAGGGTGGTTGAGTATGCGGTAAAGCAAATGAGGTTATATCAAGAAATGGGTGGATTTATAGATTTCACCGAAGAAGAACTTGTCTTTGCCGCACTCTTCCATGATTTAGGTAAGATGGGCGATGGTGATTCTCCTAACTATATACCTCAAACCGATAAATGGCGTCAAGATAAGCTTTCAGAAATGTATACATATAACCCTGAGCTTGATTTTATGCTAATCCCAGATCGTTCACTGTTTATTTTACAAAAATTTGGTATTCCAGTAAGTCAAAAAGAGTGGCTGGGTATCAGACTACATGATGGAGTATTTGATAAGGCTAATGAAGCTTACTTCTTCAGTAATGTTGAATCATCTAGACAGAAAACATCTATAGTCTCAATTCTACACACTGCAGACTTCTTGGCTTCTAAGGTTGAGTACGATATATGGAAGCAAAACGGGGGTTCTACACAGCCGAAAGCTCAAAAAACACAGGCTTCTACAGGAAAACGAGTAAATTCCTCAGAAGGCCTTACAAATATGTTAAAAAACCTATAAAAATGGAAATAATTTTAGGCAGTTTAGTTGCTATTGTGTTAATTTGTTCGTATGCTATATATAACCTACTTAAAAAGGTTGAAAGTTACGAAGATGTAGTTACAGATCAAGTAAAGTATTTACAGAACATTTCAAATTATATTGGAGAGTCTAGAAAGCTTATCGAAACTTTAGATTCTCAAGGAACATTTCAATCTGATGATGAGGTAGGTTACTTTTTTAATACGTTAAAAGAAATACAAGAAGAATTAAACAAGTACATGCTTCCAGAAAATTATGGCAAGAAAGAAAGCACGGAATAACTACTTTACCCGTGAAACCGAAGAATATATAGTTAAGTACAACAGGTCTACAGATACAGACTACCGTAACAGGATATTTACAGAGCATATTTATTTTCCGTTCTATAAATTAGCAGAAAATATTATACATACGTTTAAGTTCTACTATACGGATGTTGATAAAATAGAGGACCTTAAGCATGAGATAGTTTCTATACTGTTAGAAGAAAAGATAATGAAGTTTGACCCAACAAACGGGGCAAAAGCTTATTCATATTTTGGCACTATAGTTAAGAGGTGGTTGATAAACTACAATAATAAGAACTATAAGAAGTTAAAACAGATAGGAACCTTCAACGATTTAGAATCTTACTACGAAGATGAGAAATCAATTGACCTAGCCAGTACAATAACACTTAGTAAATTTATAGACGACTGGGTTGAGGAAATGTATGATGACTTAGACAATATGTTTTTAAAACATCAGGAAAAACAAATTGCAGATGCCGTCTTAACTCTTTTTTCTAAGAGATTAGATCTCGAGATTTTTAAAAAGAAGGCTCTGTACATATACATTCGAGAAATTACTGAATGCGATACTCCTAGCCTAACAAGAGTTATAAATAGACTTAAAGAGACTTTTTATATAAAGTACCAAAAGTACTACGATCAAGGATTACTTTCCAATAACTTATTATAATCTATTTATAATAAAAAACATATGAGTCTAGATAAAGAAATTTTTGAAGGTAAGACTCTATCTAATCTCTTTAATGAGATATACGATAACTCTAAAGAAACAAAATCTCAAGTTAGAGCACTGATTGGGGAGTTGAAACCTCTTATTGAAAATATTGGAGACGCTACTCTTATAGTTCCAATGATTAAAGAGTACATGGAAATAGGAGTAAAGAACGATGAACACCTAATTAAACTAGCACAAGTAGTGCAGCGAATTGAAGCAGTTCAAGCTAAAGGAGGTAGTGAAGAATTTGATTTTTCTGATCTTCAAAGCTTATTAGAGGAATCTGAAGAAGTGGAGAGACAAGTAACCGACCTATCTAATAATTCACCTTCTGAATCGATTGAGTAATGCTAGGTTTTTCCTTAAATGAGATAGATCAAAATACCTCCCAAGTACATCCAGGGAGTATACCATCTCTTTTTCCTTCCCAATTAAAACCCGCTCGAGTTATAGATGTAGACTTAGGAGCTGAAAATCCTGATAACATTGGGGTTATAAAATATAAGTTACTAAACTCAGAAATAGATGAAAAAAGAGTAGAAACCTTACCTTCTGCCTACCCAATCAACTCTACGATAAGACAGATACCTCTAAAAAACGAAATCGTTTTTCTTGTAGACGGACCTAATAATAATATAGGTGATAATACTTCAAATACGAGGACTTACTATATGTCTGTCGTATCTATCTGGAACCACCCTCAACATAATAGTACCCCTATAGAAGGAGAAGATTTACAACAGCCCAATGTAGACCTAGGGTTTAGTATAGAGGAGAAGGATGACGTAAGACCGTTACAGCCATTCCCTGGAGATTTAATTATAGACGGAAGACAAGGACAGTCTATTAGAATGACAGGATATCTTCATCCGCTTAATCCATTCACAGACCAAGTAAATGAAGGAAAGCCTATACTGTATATATCAAACGGACAGAAACCAGGCGAGAATCCATTCGATCCTGTAGTTGAAAATATGAATGAAGACGCTTGTTCAATTTTCCTAGGCTCTGACCACATTGCACCTCTCAAGCAAGCAAACGAAAAGTACGACTCCTACCTTACTATCAAACCAGAATTCTCAAACGCTTATAGAGGCTCCCAAATATTACTTAATAGTGGGCGATTATTTTTAAACGCAAATAGAGATCACCTATTACTGTCCTCTGTCTTTAGTGTTGGGCTAAATGGAAATTCAGTTAATTTAGACGGTTCAAGTTACATAAGTCTTGATGCTCCTAAGATCCT